TCGCTGGCGTGAATGGTCAGGCGAAGAGCGGCCCCGATGGCGCGTTCGCGCTTGCGTGGTTCGACGGCACGCGGCCCCGCATCATCGTTGGCTACGTCGGCGAGGACGGGATCAAGGCCGACACCTGGTATCGCGTTGAGGTCACTGGCGGCGCGGCCAAGCTCGTGGAGGTCGCGTAGCCATGACCAACATCGAGTGGACCGATTCAACGTGGAACCCCGTCATAGGCTGCCGCCACGTCGCTGAAGGGTGTCGTCATTGCTACGCCGAAACAATGAGCAAGCGGCTGGCCGCGATGGGACAGAAGGATTACGCGAGCATCTTGACCCTTCCAAGCGCGACCGAGCCCGGCGGCAAGTTCAACGGCAAGGCGGTGACCCGCCCTGAAACTCTGGCCGAACCTTTGCGCTGGAAAAAACCCCGCATGGTGTTTGTCAATTCAATGAGCGACCTGTTTCACGAGGACGTTCCATTCGAGTTCATCGCGGCGGTGTTCGGCGTCATGGCGGCTTGCCCGCAACACACGTTCCAAGTGCTGACAAAGCGGCCCGCGCGAGCGCTGGAGTTTTATGAGTGGGCAGACCAGAACATCGGTGAGCCGGATTATTACCTTCCGTTTACTGGCAAGTACGGAATGCCGGAGGGGCGTATCAACGAAATCAGCGCCGACTGGCCCCTCAAGAACGTATGGCTAGGCGTCAGCGCCGCGCATCAACCTGACGCCGATGCGCTGATTCCCATTTTGCTCAAGTGCCCGGCTGCTGTGCGCTTCGTGAGTGCGGAACCCTTGGTCGAGAAACTAGATTTTGCTTTCGACCATGAATGCGGAGACCCGCCTCATTGGCGCTGCCCGCCTATTCCAGATTGGGTAATCGTCGGCGGTGAAAGCGGCCCCGGCGCGCGGCCATGCGACATTGCGTGGGTTCGCTCAATTGTTGAGCAATGCAAGAGCGCGGGCGTGCCATGCTTTGTCAAACAGCTTGGGGCCGATGTTAGGTGCAAGCCGGCCGAAGCATGGCCGGCCGGGACGAAATGGTTTGTCGATGGTGTGAACCGCGTAGGGCTTCACGACCGTAAGGGCGGCGACCCGTCAGAGTGGCCCGAAGATTTGAGAGCCCGCGAGTTCCCCAAACAGGAGCCCGCCCATGCCGGATAGCAAACCACCAGAACCGTCGCGCGGCCCCTGCCCGACGTGTGGAAGTTTCGGCCCAAACTCTGAATGCAAAGACTGCGTTGATCACCAGGTCGCCCGCGAAATCGCCAGCGTTGCCGATCTGGCCGAGCTGGAGGATGAATAATGGGCACACGGGCCTACATGAGCTTCGGAGCTGGTGTTCAGTCCACGGCGATTGCGATGTTGGCGATCAGCCGCGACGAGCGCCTTTTGAAAGTCACTGGCGGTGTTGTGCCTGAACTTTACATTTTCGCGGACACGGGCGACGAGCCCAAGGCTCTGTACCCGCACCTTGAAATGATGCGCGACAGGATAACCGCCAGCGGCGCGACGTTCCGCGTGGTCCGCACTCCTGTGGGCGATCTGGGGGCACACATCGAACGTGCGGCCATGTTGGGGTTCAAGCGCGCAGAGCAACTGCCGTTTTTCGTGTTCGACGAAGCCAAGTTCGACGAAGCCAAGTTCGACGAAGCCATATCCGTAAAACGCCACTGCACCCCATTCTTCAAAGTCACGCCGCTGACGAGCTACGCACGCCACTACTTCGGCATCCACAAGGGCAAGCCATACGACGGAAGCGCCCTGCAATGCTGGCTGGGAATCAGCTTTGAAGAAAAGCACCGCCTGAAAGTCGGGAAGATTCCGAAAGCTCAGTGGGCAACTTTCTTCAATCCGCTCTACGAAATGCGGTGGCACCGCGAAGACTGTATCAACTACCTCGGGTCGCTTGGCATCAAGGCCGCTCGCTCTGCCTGCGTCTATTGCCCGTTCCATTCCATGGACGAATGGCGCGCGATCAAAGCGGTGCCGGAAGATTGGGCGAAGGCGCTCAGAATCGACGAGGCGCTTGAGGCCGCACACGAGCGCGGTGGGGCATTCGGATTCAAGAACCCATTGTTCCTCAATCGTTGGGGCAAACGTCTGCGCGATCTCGACATGGCGGAAACCGACGACCCGCAGCATCGGCTCTGGGACAACGAGTGCGCGGGAGTGTGTGGCGTCTGAGTGTGCGAGGTAATGCGGGCGCGGGCGCAGGTTCCCGCGCGAATGGAGTTGTAACGATGGCTAACGAGTGGATCAGATTGCGGGTCGGGCTCCTGAGCAATCCGAAGGTGGTTGCGATGGCGGAGCACCTTGGCCGGCAACGGGGCCTGTTGCATCCGTTGACCACGGGTTTTGGCGGGGCGTTTTTAGAAGTCGTAACTGTGCAGGTTGCTTGCGCTGTCGTCGTAAGCGGTTTGATCCGCGTGTGGGGGTCTGCGAATGAGGTGGCTCGTGACGGGGTTTTGAAGGGTCTATCCCTGGGGGGCTTGGATGCGATTGCTCAGATTCCCGGCTTCGGCGCTGCAATGGCCGAAGTGGGCTGGGCGCGTGAGTCCAATGATCCGAAAGGCGTGACACTTCCCAACTTCGCAGAGTTCAACTCTCCAGCCGACACACGCGGGGCGGATCGCCAAAGACGGTACCGTGAGCGTCACAACCCCGTTACGCGTGACGTAACGCGTGACGTAACGCGTGACGACAGAGAAGAGAAGAGAAGAGAAGACTTAAAGCAAATGCAACTACCGCGTGCGCGCGAAGAAATTGCGCCTGCGCCGGTCCCGAACTTCAGAGCGGCGTTCCTGGCCGGCTATCCCGAATGCCCTAACAAAGGCTTCGAGACTGAGGCAGAGCACCTGTGGGCGAGTTACACGGCCGACCAGCGGGCGAAATGCCTGGCGGCGCGCGATGACTTGGCCAAAGCCGTGATGGCCGCGCCTAAGTCCGAGCGCCGATGGGTTTGGAAGCCGTTCAACTGGATGACACGTTTTGGCCCTGAGTTTGACAGCGAAGCCTGCCGCACGTTTGACCGTGGCGCGCAGCCAGAGCCTGTGAGCCAGCCATTCAAGCGACCCGAGGGATACTATGCACCAAGAGCTTGAACAACTGCGAGCAAGGGCCGCTGCTGACCTGGCCACACGGCCAGCGAAGCCGGCCACCAAGGTTCACGCGGTGCCAAGTCAGGCGCTGCTGGACGCAATCCGGCATCGTCAAGACCGCGAACAGGCAGAGCTTGAGATGCGGCAGCGCAAGTACCTGGCTGACCGCGAGCAGGCCCTGGCAAACCCCTTCGACCGCGAACAGGCCAAGCGGCTGCAAACCGCCGTCGATGCCAAGACTACGGGCGAACGTGGCGTTCTGCTGGCGGGCCCGGCAGGCACGGGCAAGACCGCCATCGTTGACAACCTGGCCAAGCGAGCAGGCTGGGACGGCTGGGGCCGCGTGGTGAGGTTCAAAGCCGCCGAGGTGTGGCGGGAAGCGGCAGACGCCTACCAGGTCAAGGGCAAGCGGCACGCCAGTGAGATGCTGGACGAAATCAAGGCCTGCCGCGTGATGATCATCGACGATCTTGGGCGTGAGCCGTTTCGCCCTGATCGGCCTGATGCCCGCGCGTTGCTGTTCGACCTGCTGGATTGTGCGCTTGAGAATTGCGTCTTCGCACTTGTTACGAGCAATCGCGACTTCAAGGGGCTGCTGACGCATTACGCAGACGACGCCTGGGCATCGAGGCTGTCAGCGCTGCGCTACGTGGATTTCGCAGGCATGCAGGACTACCGGCTCAAACAGGGTGCCATATGCACATGACCCAAGACCAGGCGACGCTCAACCCCGCGATCAAGGCCGCGTTGAAACTTCTGAGAGGGTAAAAATGACACGCGACGAAGCGGTAAAATTTCTGCGCACGGTGAAATTGTACGAGTCGCGCGTGAGGATCGTTGACGTGACAGGCTCGACCTTTGAGGGGGTAGCCAACCAGATTGGCAACGGCCCGTGCGGGTCTGGCCCGTCACTTTGGTTGGGCCACATATACATTTGTTTCCCGCTCGTGGGCGAGGGCATCACAGCGGAGATAATTTCTTGAGCAAGCCCATCGCAATCACAGCGTCCGAGTTCCGCAAAGCAGGCGATGCTGCGTGCGCGGTCAGGATCAAGGAGGCCGCGCGTGTGGGTGGTCTACCGTTCGGCGGTTGGAGCGTTGAGGTCACAATGCCGCCGAGCGTCAATCATGCATACGCGACCGTGCGGGGCAGGCGCGTTCTGAGCGCTGAGGGCAGGGCGTACAAGAAACAAGTACGCGAAATGTTTGAGCACCTGGCGACGTATAAAATGCCCGTGTGGTTTCAGCTTTCGATCAGGTTGTTTGTGCCGCTCCACTACAAAAATGGCCCTGTGCGCCGCTTTGACGCCAGCAACAGGATCAAGCTGCTTGAGGATGCCGTCTGCGAAGGCGCTGGGATTGATGATTGCAGAATCAGGCGCGTGGTCGCTGAGAAAACGAACGCCGACAGAGAGTACGCCATTGTGGCGCTACTCATATTCGAGGAATAATTCCGCGAGGCAGGTTCTCGCAATTTTAGGGGAAGCATGAACACAGAAGAACCCATAAAGGCCGCACTGGAAGCGTCCAGGATTATCACCCGCGCTGAAAATATGGCGCGCGGCCAATGCACGCTCGGTGAACTGATTGCGCTACTAAAATCGCGGCCACAGGATCAGGATGTTGTGTTTGATTTCTGCGGGTGCGAGCCACGGGAGCCCCAAAGCTATCGTGGTTATTACGAGCAGTTGTCGCTTGGTTGGCGGGCACGGTCATACGAAAACAAAACGCCCGATGTGGCCACGGTGCTGACGTGGCTTGAGGGCGCTATAGGCAAGGTCTACGAGGGCTACAAGGGCGGCGATTTCAGAATGCACGCCGACACGCCGCTTTGGGTGGCCAATCAAGGCGAGTCCGACGGCACGGCGATTGTTGGGCTGGCTGACTGCGACTATCAGGCAATCATCGCGACACTTTACATTCCATAACCAAGGCAAAAAATGAAAGCACTGGTCAAATACAAATCGCATTCGCGTGCGGAGAAATCCGATTCAATCAAATTCGTGGATGACGCGACGGGCCAATTGCCGCCGATAGTCACGCTGCAAGGTGGCGAGAAGGACGGCGAGCAACGCGCGGCTAAGCGCATGAGCTTTGAGAAGGAACCTGGCCGGCTCATAATCGTGGCCGATTCCAAGGTGCTGTACGATGGCAAGGGCGAGCTTCAACGCACGGACGCCTGGCAGACCACGGAGGAGGAAGGCACGCAAGCCAGCGCGTCAATCACGTTCACGATTGACCGGCGGTTCACTGGCGTGGAACTGGCTGCGATCACAGATGCCAACGCGCTTGTGCTCATGTTCAAGCCCGCGCAGAAGGCTTTGGAGTTCAAGAAGGGCGAGGCCAAGCCGCAAGACGATTTCGTGAAGAAGGTTGGTGAGGAACTTGAGAAGGCCTTTGGCCCTGGAGAAATGGTCAACGGGACGCTGACGTTTGACGCTGAAGCGATCAAACGGCGGAAGAAAAAGGATGTGGCGTAGCAGCCTGCCATCACCGCCCGCCCTGCGCTGGACCCGTGGGGCGGGTAGTGAGTGCAAACGGAGAGGGGAGCCATGCCAACCAAGCGCCGCAGGAAGCTCGAATGCATCCGCGAAGAGGCCAGGAAAGCCAAGTTAGCCAAACCGCGCCCTAAGCGCTGCTACGAATGCGGGTTCAAACTGCCACCGTGGCGCGAGGCCGTCTGCCCTGAATGTGCCTTCCCATTAGAGTTCAAAACCACAGGTGCAAAATGACTATTTGCCGGATCTGCAACGAACGCCAAGCGCGCAAGGGCCGCAGGAAATGCACCCTCTGCGAACGCAGCGAGGGCGACAAGCGCGCACAGGAAACCGTAGTGCCCGTGCGTCCGGTTCTGACATTCACCGGCCTGCTGATTGACGATGAAATGAGCGAGCTGGTAATGCCAGACGGCACCAGGAAACCCCTGACCGCATTTGCAAGCGGGCCGGGGAAGTACTGGTACGAATCAGAAGGGCAAGGCCGCAAGTGCGGCGGTGACGCGGGCAAGCTGATGCTTCGCGTGATGGTGGAGGCCTGACGTGTTGACAGGTCAGCACCAGTGAAGGACACTTGAGACATGGCCGAGCGCCGAGGTAAACTGATCGAATGAGGCAGCGCCGCAAACAGGGCCGCCCGAGCGTGTTCAGCCGAAGGCTGGCCGATAGGCTGTGTCGACTTCTCGCCAACGGCTACTCCCTGAAATCAATCTGCCGCCGCAACTGTTTCCCAAGTCACGAAACAGTCAGGCGTTGGCTGCGCGACAAGCCGGAATTTCGTGCCCAGTACGCGCGCGCGCGCGAGGACCAGGCTGACGCCCTGGCCGAAGAGATCATCGATATAGCCGACGCGGCAGCGGACCCGCAGCTCGGGCGCCTGCGTGTGGACGCCCGCAAGTGGGTGGCTGCCAAACTCAAGCCGCGCAAGTACGGCGAGCTCACGCGCAACGAGCACAGCGGGCCGGACGGTGCGCCAATCCAGACCGAAAGCAAAGTAGACTTGAGCGGCGTGCCCATTGACGTGTTGCGGAGCCTGCTCGTTGACGACGCTGCCACAAATAACCAGACGTGACGTCAAGGCCGAGCTCGCGCGCCGCGACCCGGCGTTTTTTATAAACGAGTTCTGCAAAACCTACGACCCGCGCCGCTCGCCGGCGCTGATTCCGTTCAGGCTCTTCGCGCGCCAGGACCAATTCATCCGCTGGTTGCAGGCCCGATTCGACGGCCACGAAGACGGCCTCGTGGAAAAGACCCGCGACATGGGCGTTACGTGGCTGTGCGTCGGCTTCGCCGCCTGGCTTTGGCTGTATCGTGAAGGCGCGAAAGTCGGCTTCGGCTCGCGCAAAGAATTGCTCGTGGACCGCCTGGGCGACCCTGACAGCATCTTCGAGAAGCTGCGAATTTTGCTGCGCAACCTGCCGCCGCACATGCTGCCGCAAGGCTTCAAACTCGACGAGCACGCAGGCTATCTAAAGATCGTGAACCCGCACAATGGCGCCACGATCACAGGCGAAGCGGGCGACCAGATCGGGCGCGGCGGCCGCAACTCGATCTATTTCAAAGACGAGAGCGCGTTCTACGAAAGGCCCGAGCGCATCGAGGCTGCGTTGAGCCAGAACACGGATTGCAAGATCGACGTGAGCACTCCAAACGGCACGGGCAACCCGTTCTACCGCAAGCGCCACGGCGGAGTCGTGCCCGTGTTCACGTTCCACTGGCGCGACGACCCGCGCAAAGGCGAGGCCTGGTACGCCAAGCAGAAAGCCACACTCGACCCGATTATCGTGGCGCAGGAAATCGACATCGATTACACGGCGAGTTTAGAGGACATCGTGATCCCCGGCGCGTGGGTGCAGTCCGCCATCGGCTACAGAGCCCCGCGCGGCAAGCAGGGCGTGGCTGCGCTGGATGTGGGCGGAGGCCGCGACAAGAGCGTGTTCCTGTGCCGCTTTGGCCCCGTGGTCGAAAACATGAACGCCTGGGGCGACGGCGACACCACGGCGACTGCGCAGCGCGCGCTCTTGCTCTTGAACGCCTCGGGCGCAAGCCAGTTCTACTTTGACAGCGTGGGCATCGGCGCAGGCGTGGCCAGCACCCTCAAGCATACCAACGCACCCGCCATCGGCATCAACGTAGGGGAGCCCGCATCGGGCAACGTGTGGCCCGACGGCCGCACCAGCGAAGAGAAGTTCGCGAACCTGAAAGCCGAAATTTGGTGGAAGCTGCGAGAGCGCTTCAGGAAAACCCACGAGAATGCCCAGCACACAGGTGCGCACAAGCTCGAAGACTGCATCAGCCTGCCGCCCGATGCAACGGAGCTGGCGCAGCAACTGAGCCTGCCGCGCTACCTGGTCACGAGCACCGGCAAACTCGCCATAGAAAGCAAGGATTCACTCAGGCGGCGCGGCGTGAAAAGCCCCGACTTCGCCGATGCGCTCGCACTCACGCTCGCCAACGAAGGCGGCGACGCCTGGCAAGGCCTGCGCGACAATCTCGCGGGCCTCAACTGGTAGCTATTGACGGGTCAAGGCTTGGGCGGCTGCGCGGGTTTCACGACCACGCGCACGCGTTTGAGTGCGGCCAGCTCGCGTTTGCACTGAGCCTCACGCACGCGGGCAAGCGCAACCTCGCGCGCCAGGTTCGGGTTTGAATCAGGAACAAGCGGCAAGCGGTTATTCATCGTCGCCGTCATCTTCGCAGCGGGCCACGAAGCGGGCAACTTCTTTTCGAACGAAGCGGAGTTTCGCGCGTGCAGCCCCTACGTGCGAGGCCTTGAGCTGGCCGTCGCTGGCAAGCTTGCGCACGGTCTTGCGGTCCACGTGCAGCACCGTGGCCACCTCGGTGGTCGTGAGCATGAAGCCGTAAAGCTTGGCGAGATCAGCGTCGAGTTCCAAGGTTCTGTCGGCCATCGAAGCGGCTCCTAAGTCCTTGGAACGGCATCATACGGCCTCTAACGTACTTGCGCAAAAGGGTTCGTTGTTTGTCAACCGAAAAACTTTGCGCTACTTGTGTGCGCATGGATGCAGCGCTTGCTCCCAAACCCTCGTTGATCCAACGCATCACGCTTGGCGTGCGCAACGCCCTGCCCTGGGGCAATTCCCGCCTCGCCGCAGAAGATGTGCAAGCGCCAGACAGCAAGCCGCCCGTGACGGAGCCGAAGCGCAAACCGACACAAAGCGAGCTCGCCCCCGAATTGCCGGTGCGCGACAACTACCTCGCTGGCGGCGCACCCGAGTGGCACGACGCTGTGCCCGACGACCTCAACGCCGACGCCTACAGAATCATCCGCACCACGCCCGCCACGTTGCAGCCCATCAACAAGCTCGCCAAGCAGGTGGGCTCGCGCCGCGTGGTGGTCAATGGTGACGAGGGCAGCGAGCTTGTGCCCTTCTTGCAGAAGTGCTGGGACAACTCCAAGGGTGTGGCGAGCATCCTGCGCTGGCTGGCCTGGGCGCACGGCGCTGAGGGCCTGCGCTATTCGCTGCTCAAGAGTGTGTGGGCGGGCGACATTGCGGCATTCGATTTCCGCCGCTGCGGCCGTCTCAAGGCCAAGGCTGGCGGCGTGCTCAGCCCCACGGCAGACGGCCAGATTGTCAAAGAAACCGAGTACGCCACCTCGCGCAGCGTCACCGAAGAGCAGCGCAAGACCCAGCCGATGCCGCGCAATCGCTTCGTGGCCTACCGCCCCGGCGGCGGCAGTAACCCCGAGGGCGACACCGAGCTTGCATGGGCCTTGTTGAATATCGCGATCGCGGACCAGCGCGCCGAAAAGAACTGGGAACTGATCCACGACCGCCAGGCCATCGGCACACTCTTGCTGCGCAAGTCCAACGGCAACGCGCGCGCCGACCAGATATCGAGCATTCGCTCAAGCGACGCGGAAAAACTCGCGACGATGCAGGGCCGCATGGGCGTGGTCAACCTGCCGCCCGAGGCGCTTGTCGAGGCGCTCAAGCCCAATATCGCGGGCCACCAGATGAGCCGCGAACGCCGCGAGCATCTCGCGTTCGAAGCCCACAAGCTCGTGCTCGATAACGTGCTCAGCTCCAACGTAGCCGACACCGAGCGCGGCAACACCGCAGGACACATCGGCGAAGAAGCGCTGGCCGTGGCCTGCGTGTGCGCGGATCTGGGCGAAACGCTCACCGACGACGCCAACCCCTTCATCATCGCCGAAAACGAGCGCATGGGCGTGCCCGTGCCCAAGCTCAAGCCCGGCGAGCGCCAGCCCTGGCTCACGCTTGAACCACCGTCCGAGGCCAGCCGCATCAGCCCCGACGTGCTGGCGCAGATGCGCAAAGACGACGTGCTCGATACCGAGTGGTATTACGAGCAGCGCCAGGCCCCGCGCCCTGACGGCCTCGAAGACACACTCGAACCCGCCGTACAGCCCAGCCCGTTCGGCATGACGCCCGATGAGGAATCGGCGATGCGCGATGGCGATGGACTTGTGGGCGAAGATGAAGAACGCGACAACAAGCCAGCCCCCAAGCGTGTGGCAGCCCGCGCGAAGCTCGCCAAGAAGCCGCGCCAGCTCACGGAATCAGCGCAGCTCGTGGCACTGAGCCAAGAGCGCCTCGCCCCCGAGTTCACCAAGTACGAGCAGGCCGTCGCAAGCGGCTGGAGCGAAGGCACGCACCCGGCCTTCCCCGTCACCCTCGCCAACGAAATCGCGAAAGTCAAAGCGCTCGGCGACATCGCAGGCCGCGCGCGCATGGCGCGTTCACTCAAGACAAAGGGCATCCGTCTCGACGCGGGCTCGCAAAGCCCCACGCTCGTGTTTGAAACAAGCGTGAAGCTGCCCTTCAACGAAGCGATCGCCGATTTCAGCACACGCACCCTCGCCCCCATCGTGGGTGAAGCCGGCGCAGCCACGGCAGCGCAGCAAGTCGCCCAGGCTTACGCGCGCCACCAGTTCGCGGCCGCGCACGTGATCGAGGAAGGCTTGCTGGCGGAAGTCAAAATCAAGCTGGATATCTTCCTGCGCGAAGGCGAAGGCGGCATCAGCGAGTTCGGCAAGTGGTTCAAGACCAACGTGCCCGATGCAGGCGAGGCCTACGCCGAGACGGTGTTCCGCAACAACGTGAACCGTTCCTACAACGCGGGTCAGCAGCAGCAGGCCAAGCAGGCAGCCCCCTTCATCGCGGGCCTGCGCTACGAAACCGCAGGCGATGACGCCGTGCGCCCGAGCCACGCGGCCCTGCACGGCACGGTGCTGCCCATCGACGCACCCCAGCCGCCCTACGACCACAACTGCCGCTGCACTACGGTGCCGATCGCCAAAGATGAAGGCGAGGCCGTGAGTGTGGGCGAGCTTGACCAGCGTGTGAACGCCATCCGCAGCGCCGAGCCAGGTGCACTGGCGTTCTTCCAGCCCTTTGGGGAGTACGGAGCATGAACATCAAGATCGGCGACAAGGTTGAAGTCATCGAAATCGTGCGCCGCACCGCCAAAGGCAAGCGCGAGCTCGAAGTCGTCACGACCGACGGCAACAAACTCGCCGCCGACAAAAGCAACGCAGCCACGGTCACGCACACAGTCGAGATCCAGGAAATGAGCCTGATCGGCAACCGCGTGGCGGGCCGCGATGAAAAAGGCGGCGTGCACGTGTGGGACTGGAAAAGCGCCGAGAAGTTGACGCCCAAAGTTTAGAGGAAGCGATGCCCTACAAAGCCCATTGGCGCGAAGGTGAAAACGGAACGACCGAGCTGGTCGTGCCCGGCGTGCTCATGGGCAGCTTCGTGACCGCCGATGAGCGCCCCGATTTCGCGCTGCCCGGCGACATGGACGCAGCCTTCTACGCCCGCGCTGAAGCCACGGCAAAGCAGCGCAAGGCCAAGGGCAAGCGCGAAGGCTACCTGCTCAAGCGCCATAACGGCTTCCTCGAGGCCGGCCACACCGGCTACCTCGAAAACTCCACGTTTGCCGCACCGTACTACCGCGCCGACGTGGTCGTCACGAACCCCGACGAGATACGCGCCACGCTGCGAGGCGAACGCGCGAACATCTCGATGGAGAGCGATTACACCCGCGACTTCATCTGGGGCCTGTCGCTCATCGAGGGCGCCGAGGGCCACTTCAGCGAAGAAATCCCCGAATTCCGGGTCGAAGGCGTGAGCCTCAAAGACAAGCAGGCGGCCAATCTGGGGCAGGCCGCAGGCGCAGCACTCCACGCCCCTGAACCTGAGCTGGTGGCCTTGACCGCCGCCCGCAACGACAAGAGGACGACGATGTTCACGAAAGAGCAGGAGGCCGCCATCGGCCAGATCGTCGCGGACGTGCTCACCAAAGCCCGTGCCGACGACAAGAAGGAACGCGACGAAGCCATCAAGGCCGCGCTCACGGCCCACAAGCCTGAGCCGAAAGAGCCCAAGGCTGGCGAAGACGCCGAGGTCGCCAAGCTGAAGAAACGCGCCGAAGAAGCCGAAGCCAAACTCGCCGAAGTCGAGGGCGAGCGCGAGCTCGACGGCATGGTGCGCGAGTACCGCGCCGCCAACGGAACGCTGACCGACGCCCAGGCCCGCAAAGCTCTGTGCGCGCTCAGCACAAGCGAAGCCCGCAAGGTGAAGCTCGCGGCCATGAAAACCGCCAAGCTCTCCACGGACGACCCCGCCGGCGAACCCGACCCCGCCCAGGGCGACGGCAAGAAGCTGAAGACCACGCCCGAAGCGTTCCTGCGCGCAGAGTTCAAGGCCAAGAAGATTTCGCACTGCTCGGAGGATGAGTACGTGCGGCTGAACAAGAACTTCATCAATCCCGAGGAACTGAACTAGCAACCACCCGCAGGCGCGCGCAAGCAAAGCCTGACACCAACCGCCCCAAGGAGGGCATACACCATGGCACTTTCTGCCAACCGTAACGCGAACTACATCCCGAGCGGCATGACGCTCAAATTCCCGGTGGACGCTGCCGACGTCATTTACCGCGGCGCGCTCGTCGGCCTCGATGTTGACGGCTACGTGCGCATCGGCGCAGACGCATCGGGCCTGCTGCTGCTGGGCGTGGCCGTCGATGAAGTCAGCAACTCTGCGGGTGCTGACGGCGACGTTTCCGTCGAAGTCGACATCGGCGGCGCCTTGATCGAGCTCACGCACACCGCGGGCTCGCAGGCTCAGGCCAACGTCGGCGACATGGTCTACATGGATGGCGACGATGCCTGCGACGTCATCGGCAACGTCACCAACGTGACGCCCATCGGCCGCATCGTGAAGATCACCAGCGCCACGAAGGTCTGGGTGCAGCTCTTCCCGCACGCCAACGCCTACAAGGGCCTGATCGCCGCCGACATCACAGCGCTGACCGACAGCACGACCGGCACGGCCACAAACACCTGCGATGACACGACAGCCGGCACCAAAGACGACCTGGCCTCGATCATCGCCAAGGTCAACGCCCTGATCGCGCTCGTCAACGCGATGAACTAACCCCAGCAGGGGCGGCGTCTAACCGCCCTGTCACCCGGCCCAAGGAGGGCCTCTCCAATGCCTACCGCAAGCACCATCCACGCAAACCTGCGCGAAGCCCGCGCGGAGTTCGTGAACCTCTACAACGAGGTCAGCAAGAACGACCCGTTCGAGGGCCTGTATGATGTTTACAGCGCCCCCGAAGGCTTCGCCAAGATCACCAGCCTGACCGCCCCCGGCAAAATGCAGGACGCCGCCGGAACAGCCCAAGTGGACGGCCTCGACAGCGCGGCTTACACGGTGACCACGAAGCTGCGCCGCAAAACGGTCGGCATCGACCGCAACCTGCTCTCGCGCAGCGATGCCGTGGCCAAGGGCGAAGTCAGCCGCGTGCTGCGCTCGCTCGCCGAGATCGTTGTGGCTGACCGCGCCGAGCGCATGACCGACCTGCTCGAAACGGGCGAATCCGTAGGCGGCGTGGGCACCACCGCGCAGCATAGCGCGACCAACGGCATCCCCGGCACCACGGTCACGTTTGACAACTTGAAGTCGGGCGCATGGACCGACAGCGCAGCCGAAGTGCTCAGCGCCGTGTGGAAGGGCCACGAAGCCTTCGCCACGATGCTGGCGGCGCACGGCTACCTGTACCACGGCAACCCCAAGAACATGCGCTTTGCCCTGATGTACAACCCCGCCATCACGAGCTTTGTGATGGATGCGGTCAACCCGCAACTGCTCAACGACAAGGCCCGCATCGACCAGATGCTGGAGCTGCGCCCCAACGCCGAGCTCGCCAACGCCGACCACATGTACCTGTTCGTGCTCGGCGGCTCGCGCAAGCCCATGGTGTACGCCGAGCAGGAAGCGCCGAACATGCTCAGCACCATCGGCGCGCAAGGCCAGGACGCCGCCTTCAGCGTCATCATGCAGAACGAAGAGCTGTTCCAGGCCCGCTACGCAGGCGAAGTGGGCTGGGGCTCACCCCTGCACGTGGTCAAGCTCAAGGACGCTTAGTCCTGAGCGTAATGAAGGGGCAGGCGCCGTGCCTGCCCCTCTCAGGGCCACATGGAGGGCGTCGCCGTGGAAAGCAACGATACACGACTCACGATGTCCAAGGGCGGCACGCCTTTGCACCCGCGCGAATGCTGGAGCGAGGGCAGCGAAGCTGATGGCAGCGTAGGCGCGGAGTTCACCGTGCCTGCGGGCGCGACCTACTGCGTGTTCTTTTCGAGCGTGGCGGCGTTTTGCGCCACCACGACCGAGGCTGCGCTCGACATCGCGGGCGCAGGCTTCAACGCCATGGGCATCGCAGCCGGCGGCTACAGCCAGCCCTTGCCTGTTGAGGGCAAGAGCAAAGTCGCCATCAAGGCCGTAAGCGGCAACCTGGCCGTGGTCACGGTGACGTGGTACGGCACGGACGACTAGCCATGCCGAGCGACCGTCAGTCCAAGGTGGTGCCGGTCGTGAGGGTGGCACGGATGTTCCAGTGGGAGTGCCCATCGTGCGGAAGATGGAACCACGAAGCCGAGTTCACGCTGTACGACGCAAGCGCGCTCGGGAAGTACGCACAAAGCAAGTGCGTGAAGTGCGAGGCGGCTGTCGAGCTGAGCCTGTGATGCAGCACGAGATTGACCGGAACGCTTTGAGGCACGTGATTTGACTATGCCAGACAGTCATTACATCGGCAGCCCAGAGGACTCAGGCGAGTGGCCTGTCTTGCGCGAGCCGCGCGAGACAAAGGGTCGCAGCCTCGCCAGGCGCGCGCTCTGGTTCGCGGTGATGTACGCGGTGATTGCTGGTGCGGTCCTGCTGGTGGCCATGCTCGCTGGCTGTGCAACTGCTGGGCGTGCCGATGTGCGCGAGCGTGGACGGCCAATCAGGCTGATGCACTTCGAGATCCGGCTGGAAAGCGGCACGGTCATAAGCGACGTCAAAACGTGGAGCTACGAAGATGAAAACAAGCCTGACACTTCTGCTGATCATCCTGTTCGGCGCTAGCCTGTTTCTCGCCTCGTGCGGGATGCTGGCTGGAACCGTGCACGCCAAGAATGATGCGGGTGCCCTGCTCTATTTTGACGAAGCGGGCCGTGAAACCACGGAGGCTACAAGCCCAAGCGGCAAGCCTCGCCAGCCTGTAACCGAGTACGCCGAAGACGGCGGCATGGTGTCTCAGGGTGCCACGTTTGCCAAGTCGATCCTGCCCAGCCCGTGGGGTGATATCGCGGGCGGCATCTTAGGCGCAGGCGGCATGGCCGTAGCAGCATGGGCGCGCAAGCGGAACCTCGAGGCCAGGGCGGCGCGCAAAGAAGCCGACGCGGGCATTGAGGTAATCAAATCCATCGAAGCGGTGCCTGAGGCTAAGGGAGCCTTGAAGGCAGCGTTGGCTGATGAGAACAACCCCGTGGAACACAGCCCCGAAACCAAGGCCTTCATCGCCAAAGTGACCGCATGAGCGAATCGGCAATCATGCTTGCGGTGTCGGTCATGGGCGCGCTTGGCACGCTGGTCGGCACCGTCTGGACCGTGCGCGGCATGCTGGCCAAGTTCGATGTGCGCCTGGCTGTCATGGGTCAGCAGCTCACATCAGGCGCGGAGAACTTTGAAGAGCTGAAACAAAACGACCGCGACCACGCCGAGCGCTCGCGCCGCCACAGTGAAAAGCTCGCCAAGCACGAAGTCGCCATCGCGGAATTGCGAGGCAGTCGGGTCCAGATAAGGCCCGCGCGCAACGGAGGGTAGCAGATGGCCGCACGTTCCCAGGCAGAAGTGCTCGCGCTGATTCAGGCGCTCGAAGACGTTTACGCCGATGAAGTCACCGACGCCGGCGGCATGGACACCCTTTTGTCCGCGCTGGAAACCCAGTGCGTGACGGGCGACCATGAAGAAGAGAACATCGAACTTTTGGCCGCCATCAAGGCCGTGCGCGACGCGCGCAACGGCGTGATGAAAGCGATTCTCGAGAAGTTCGCAGGCCCGCTGGGCAAAGTGCTGGGCCGTTTCGCCAGCTCGCCCAACATCGCCGATCTCGAAGTCAGCCTGGCCTACTTCCAGAAGTGGCTGATCGACAACTCCGACGAATTCGAGGAGCGCGGCTTCACCAAACCTAGCACGTTCACCGCAGGCGGCGCCAACGTGGGCAGCGCGCAGGTGCTCGTGCACAACATCGACCCGGCCTACGGCGGCGATGTGGGCCACGTCGAAACCAAAACGGTCGTCTGTACCAAGCCCTACCCCGAAGCGCCCACCGAGGGTAACGAGGAATTCGAAGTGCGCGGCGCCGCGCCAGGCGATTACGCCTTTCTCGAGGGCGGCTCGGGCGACGGCAACACCTACAAACAGGAGTACGGCAGGGCCGCTCAGGGCCTGTCATCCGAGCAGGCGGTGATCTCCACCAACCAGCCTTTCAATTCTGTGTGCGGCGACGAAGCCTCGGGCAACGTGATCACTGACGGCGATTTCGAGAACGCCACACTCACCGACGAATGGACCGTCAGCAATGCGGGCTGGGCGCTCGATACGACAGACGAATGCATCGGCGCGCAGAGCGTGAAGACCGAAGAAGACACGGTCATGTACCAGTACATCGGTGCGCGCATGCACCAGCTCTGCATTTACGGCCTGGATTACATCGGCAAGAAAACCAGCACACCCACGGGCACGCTCACGATCAAGATCAAGGACGATTCCACCACGCACCTGACGCTCAGCAAAGACGTGAGCACGCTGACCACGAGCGCTGTCAAGCAGGCCTTCGGCTCCTTTGTGCTACCGGCCAACGCCGACATGAGCACCCTGCGCGTTGAGCTTGAAATGGCCACCTACGGCAGCTCGGGCAAAGTCATTGTTGACGAAGTCTGTTTGCAGATGCTGAACGTCTGCGACGGCGGCCAGGCCATTGGCGTAAGCGGCGGCGTGACGCCGGCGGCCAAGCACGACACATACACGAACGCCGTCACGGGCGGCACCACGGGCGACAGCATGGAACTGCTCAACCGCATGTTCAAGCGCGGCTTCGAATCCGACACGGCGGCCACTGACTGGCCCGACAACTAACGAAAGCGAACCATGGACGAGAAACGCCAGGCGCAGTTGCAGCAGGATTGGCAAACCCTCGACGCCTTCATCGAGGGCGCCAAGCACACGTCCAGCACGCGCGAGATTGCGGCCATGCGCAACGCCTTTGACCGTGTGGGTGGCGCTGTCAGCGGCCTGATCACAGAGCACAGTGAAGCGCTTACGGCCATGACGCAGGCGCGCGAGCAACTTGAGGGCGTGACCGAAGAACTCAACGCGCTCAAGGCCAAATACTTGGTCTGCCCCGAAGAAGCGCCCGTGATCGAGGCCGAAGCAAAACCCGAGGGCTAAACCGTGGCCACGCTGGCAGCGCAAATCGACACCGAAATCCAGGTCATGATCGCCGACAAGACGCTCATTGACCTGTCGCGCCAGCGTTCGAGCACGAACACCCTGAACGCCGCGCGCCTCACGAAGATGTGCGAGATGGTCGCGGCCAAGGTGCAGACCTACGTGGGCGTGATCTCGACCTACGACAGCGGCAACAACGACCACGTCGAAGCCTGCGACATGGCCACGCGCCTGCTTTTGCTGCGCATCCGGCAGGTTTACCCCGGCACGCTCACGCCCGAGGGGGCAGGCTACATAGGCGACGTGATGGCCGAACTCGCAGCCGCGCGCACGCGCCGACAGGATGAATCCACGGACAATGTGCGCTACTACTCGAACGACGTAAGCGACCTCGACACGCGCCTCCCGGCAACCACCCTCGATCTCGGCGACGACGACAGGGAGGGATAGCCGTGGCCTTTGAATTCACCATCGGCAAATTCCAGCAGGGTGAGGGGCTTGAGAACGCCCTTGCCAACCCCGAGCAGATCGTGAACGCGGTCGCGCTCGCGCAAGTCGGCACGCTCAAAAGTGCGTTTCTCGTCGGTGGCCACGGCGACCGAGGCGGCGAACAATGGGCCCCATGGTCGCCCAAGTACGCGCGCAACCGCGCCCGCAAGGGCCGCAGCAAAGTGCTAGTTGACAAGGGCATCCTGCGCAACAGCGTGCACGCCAGCCAGGCCACACCCGGCCCCGATTATGTCGTCATGATTGGCAGCAACGTGCCCTACGCCAAGGTGCACCAGTTCGGATTCACGGGCAACGTCACACGCAAGGCTTTCGCGCAGAATGACGTTCGCGCGCGCGGCAAGTGGGTCGCGGGCAAGGATGGTGTCGAGCGTTTCAAGAAGGGCCGCAAACAGGCAGGCTCGTGGCGCCACTTCGAAGAATGGAAGGGCGTCATGACCATCCCAGCCCGCCCCTTTCTCGTGGTCACGCAGCCGGACGCTGACAAAGCTCGCGAGCGCATCGTGCGCTGGGCTGATTTCGCGCTCAACGGACCAGGCGGCGCAGCCGGCCAGCTCGGGGGTGCGTAATGGCCCTGACCACCGACAAGCCCACCGTAGTCCGCTACAAGCTCATCGACCACGCCATCAGCGGGTCGAGCAATTATTCAACGGGCGGCACAGATCTGGGCCACGTGCTCAGCCATGCAGCCGTGGGCTTTCATCGCGACACCGAAAACCTCGTCAAGCAGACCTCGGGCACGCACTGGGTTGATTCCGTATTCCTGGGCGAGAACGTAGCCATCGAAGTGGTGCTCGGCCAGCGTTCCAGCGACGTGCTCAAGCTCGCAAGCCGCCCGCAGTGGCAGAACTCCGTGGGCTCAGGCCTGCTGCTCAAGGGCCCGCAGATGAAGCTGGGCTACCGAGCCAAGGCCAACAGCTACACCACGCGCTTGCAGATCCGCCCCGTGGTGCAGGCGGGCACCGTGGATAACTCCCTGCCGCACCTGTTCATCCCTTACGCCTGGTGCATCGACGTAGGCCCGCGCCAGTACAACGACAAGGGCCGCCACTTCGAGGCCACGGTGCTGACGATTCTCGCGCTCTACGATGAAACCAACGGCGTGGCGGTCTACGAAGGCGACCCCACGGTCTCTAACGCTTTCCCGAGCCTGACATGACCGCGCCCCTGAATACATTTCTCGATGCCGAGATCGCCAAGCTGGTCGCGCTCACGTTCGACTTTGGCGCAGGCGCAGAATCCATGTTCGCGCGCGTCTGGAAAACGCCCGGCCTTGACGTGCGCAGGCTGTTGCATGAGCCTCGTTTCCCCACAGCACTCGTCAGCCACGGCGGCGGCGGCTACCAGGTCGCCAACAACAAGCTCGAAGAGGGCCAGTTCCAAGTCACCGTGATCGTGCAGGTCGAGCGCGACGTCATCGGCGAGCAGGCCGAAACCGACCTGATCGAGCTCTGCGAAGTGGTGCTCAACGGCGACGGCACCAACGCGGGCCTGATACGCGACACGACAAACGCCATAGCTGTGACACCCATGCCGGGTGAGTTTGCCAGCGCCACGGGCGGCTTTGTGGACCCAAGCACAGGCGTGATGCTCGTCTGGAAAACCTTCAACTTCCGCTACTCATACACGAGAACGTAATGGCGGGCGCACCCACATCCGGCGCAAACATCCCGCTCGGCGCCAACTTCGCCAAGGTGCTGGCCGACCTTGAGCGCGTGATCTTCAAGGCCGCTGAAGCGCGCGGCGCGCTGGCAGGGCTGCCCCCGCCCGGCGGCCGTGGTGCGACAAGTCCGCGCCTGCCCGCCATGCCCGGAGCCAGAGTCGGCGGCGGCAAAGCCGAAGAACTGCGTAGCAATATCGCGTTCAAACCCAGCGCCGAAGCCACACACGCAGCGGGCCTTGGCGGCAAGAGCGCGATATCAAACGGCGCAGCCCAAAGCGCCATCCAGGCGGCCGCGCAACGCGCAGCGACGGGCCCCACTCGCCCGCGCACGCTCAAGCATGCGGGCGCAGTCGATGCCGCAGCCGATTTAGCCGAGTCCAAAGTGACAGGCCGCATCGCACGCAAGCTGACCGAATTCCAGATCCAGCGCGGCGGCGTCGATCTAGGCCCGTTGCAGCTCAACGCCCAGGGCATCGGGCTTGGCGCCACGTTTAGCAAGCTGCTCGGCCCCGTGGCCGGCGCAACGCTGGCAGCCGTGGGCGCTGTCAAAGCCGCCAGCGCACTCTGGGACTTCGAAAGCGGCATCGTGGCCGAAGCCGCCAAGGCGGGGCGCGACCCCCGCGCCGTGATGTTTGAAAAAGTCGGGCAAGGCGTTTCCGGCCTGGTGAAAAAGGCGCAGGGATTGGGGCTGGCGGGCGCCGATATCGGCATTGGCGCCGACCTTGAAATCCTGCGCATCCTCAGCGGAAATTCAAACGTGGTCCCGTCGTCTGTGGGCTGGGTCGTCAACAAGATCACGTCCGCACTTGGCTACGCATGGGATGAAAGCAAGGCCCAGCAAACGGCGGCAGGCGCACATGAAATCGTCAGCAACGCCATTGCCAGGCTCAAAGGCGAGCCCACCAGCCAGCAGCGCCGACAATCTGCGTGGGATCAGAACACGCGCGCACTTGACGCAGCCCTCGAAACGGCCCAGAGCACGCTCGAAGAACACGCGCGCAAAGTCAGCGAGCAGCTTCACGGCCTCGGCTTCCCCGGCACGCGCGACGAGTTCAAGAAGATGGTGATCGAGGAACTCAAGCCGGAATTCGACAGGGCCGCCACGGAAGGCCACGTGCGTCGCGTCAATGGCGTGCAGGATGCGGGGGAATAACCATGGCTAAAATGCAGATCACCGTCGATGGCACGCAGCTAGATAACACGACCTGGCGCGCGATCACCGGCAGCTTCGGCGATGACCCAAGCGGCGAAGGCCAGCGCGTGCTGGTGTGCGACTTTATCGTCGAAGCCGCTGACGCTGACACGCTCCAGCAGAGATTGCTCACGACTTACGAGGCCTTCACCAAGCGCAACTGCCGCGTGGTGTTCTCGCTCGACGATACGGTCGGCTCAAGCTGGGCCGACGTTTCCCCCAACGACGGCAAGCACACCGAAGTGCATTGCACCGTGGGCGTGGCCAGCGGCTACGAGCAAACGGCGAATCGGCAAGTGCTCAGACTTTACGTCGTCGCGGGCATGACTCCGGCACTCTCAACGGGTGCTGCAGGCTCCAACCCGGCCTACTTCCAGGGCTTGCTGGGCTCTTTGAAATACACGCGCACGATCAACGCCGCGCGCTTCGAAACGCGCTCGCTGCTGGCCACGTTCGTGGACACTTTTGACGACGACGCCAACGGTCCTTACACAATCGACAGCGTGGCCGACTCCGGCGGCAAGGCCGTGTTCCACGTCACCACGGCCCCCGTGGCCTACGCCGTGGGCCAGCGCCTGAAGGTCACCGCGGGCACGGCTTACCTCGGCGTGCACCTGATCACCGCCATCAACGTGGGCGCGAAAACGATCACGACGGATTCAACCTACAGCGCCACGGCCACGGGCACGTGCTACATCGGTACACTCACGAGCGGCGAAACCAACTACACGTCGGCCAAGGCCACGCTGCTCACGGACTATCTCGGTACTGACAACGACGGCACGCGCAATGCCACCACGGGCCTTTCGTTGATAACCGAGATTCCCGAAACCAGCGACGAAAACGGCAACCAGTACACGGTGCTGTTGCAAAGCGGCCCAATGCAGGACATGGCCAACACCGCAAGCGCGCAGGTCGCCAACCTCAGCATCGCGCAGAGTGAGCCCGAGAAGTGGAACCCCAGGTTCGGCAACAAGCCGCTGTGGCTCACGGCAAAGGGCTCGCTCAGCTGCTCCAAAACGGTGCTCGCGAGCGAGGGCCGCACGCTTTTCGCCGTGTGGACCGCCAGCGCGCAAGGCGACATACTCACGCTCGTCAAAGCCAAAACCGGCCTCACCGCCCTGCGCATGCTCGACCTGAAGCACGAAAGCGACGACGGCGCGGGCGTGATCGCCTTTGAAGTCAAGTACCAGGCCCGCAACCTGACCGTGCTCGCGGGCAACATCACAGAAAGCGTCGACGAATCCGACGACTCGATTGGCATCCGCGAGGTGGAGGGCTTTGACTACGATCAGCGTCCGCCCGGCTTCACGCCAAAAACCTGCGTGATCGGCGTCTCGCGTATCGGCGTCGGCAAGGTGGATCTCGCAAGCTATGTCACGCCGCCCAGCACCGGCGGCGGCACCTGGAAGCGCGTCAAGAAGATGGCAAGCGCCGAGCGCGTGGACACACTCTTCGCGGCTGGCGTCTATTCGCAGACTTACACTGCGGGCTTTGAGCGCCGCAATTACGCCGGCGGTGCGGGCGTGGAGGTCGTCGGCCCGTAATGGCAACGCTCACGCCCAGCCGCTTCTGGATTGACGGCACCCCCGGAGAGTTTGTGCCCGGACAGGTGATCGACGTGCGCCTCGCCCGCGGCTATGGCTACCACACGTTCACGCTCAAGGTGCGAGAGGGCTGGCGCTGCGATAGCGAACTACAACAAAAGCAAAACGCCGTCACGCTCAAGTTTGAATGCGCCGCTCAGAACGTCACGCAGGCCACCAGCATCGAGTGCAAAGAGTGGTACATCCTCGCGCGCCGCGCGCTGGAATGGGGCTGGGTCGAGTACACGTTTGCCGACCAGCGCTGGCACAAGCGCCACAACAAGCTCACGGCGCAATACAACATCATCAGCTATGGCAGCAAGTACCGGAAAGACTCGCTCTATGCAGCCTCGCGCGCATGGACGTGCCTTGAAGCCGCCGAGGATGCGCTGCAACAGCTCGGCTTTCAGGTGACCATCGACCCCAAGCTGCCCCAGCATCTGCGCAGCGTCACACTGCCCGACAACCTGGGCAACTCCGAAGCCGGCGGCTTCTTCGGGGCCAGTCTGCCCGAGTTCGGCCCGCTGATGCTTGAGCCGATTCGCTGCGACATGGTGCCAACGCTCGACGGCAAGCTCATGATCACCGACCGCGTGCGCGAGCAAAGCAAAGACCTCAAGGGTTACGTCCACATCGGCGGACAAGTGCGCGAGGCTGACGTTCACTGGCAGAAGCCCAAGAAGCTGATTGTGGAGTTCGAGAAGCGCGTGGAAAGGCGCTGGACATTCACGGAAGTGTCCGGCACGGCTACGGCGAGTCCTGGCGATCCATTGACCCCGCAGCTTGATAACGTCGCCCCGCGTTGGGACGCCGACGACCCTGATTCCATTGATGGGTTTGTGCCGATCGGCGACGTGGGCGGCTATGCAGCCTACGATCTGATTCCGCTTCTCAACCTGCGCCTGACGTTCGCAGGCGTGGTCAGTCTACTGGTGCTGAAGAATCACTTCATGGCGCCGACCCTCTACAACACGGAAAGCGCCACGATAACGCCAAAGCAGCTGGGCAAGCTGCGCATTGCCGAGGCGCTGCTTAGAGAGCACTGGCGGCGCACGTTCCGCGTGCGTGTCAGCACCACCGCGATTGACGACGTGCGCTCACGGTACGCGCACCCCGAGATAGGGCGGCTCCAGGAGGACGGAACGAACCGGCCTGATGGTGCCGTGTTTTGCGATTACGTTGTTGATCTGCGCTACCCTCAGCGCCGTGCTGGTGACCATCCGTTGAACGCAGTGTTCAGCGAGAACGTAGCCTACTCGCAAGCCCGCCCTGCGCCCTTCTCTGCGCGATGGATCGACAGGGGCGATCTAGTGTTTCAGCTCGTCGAAGGTGCGCCCCGTTTTAATAAACGGGCCTACTACCCTGGCCTGCTGGACGGCAAGGGCAAACACTACGGGGACATCAAGAACGTAATCAGGGGAAAGGCCAAGCTCGCCATCGATTCTTCGGTGAAGTTCCGCAACAACTTCACGCTGGTAGTCTACTGGCACGCGCTCTTTCTCGGGCTTCCTGGTTCGCAGGCGCGGCAATACCAACGCACCCACAAGGTCGAGAAGCTTCTGTTCGGCAATGGCGAGGTGGATAGTTTGACCCTGCGCTGCGAATCTATGACCGCGAACTTCGGCTACGATGGGACGTTTCCTGGCGCGTTGCTGAATAGCCCGGCGCTGGCGGACGAGGCTATCAGGATGCAGCGCGAAACGCGCGATGCCTTGACGCAGGGCCGTGCAGGCATCATGCGGCATGGCGGCCTCGACGTGCTTGCCGTGGGCGGCTTCCACGTCGCCGGCGACATCCACGAAGTGGCGATTCTCGTGGGCCAGCGCGCGGCGTTCTCCATCGACACGCACATCACCGTGCTACCCGGTGCGCGACTTTACCCAGCGCCTGTCTACACGCGCACCCCTGCGCGCAAAGCGGAGGCGCTGCAATGAGCACGCCATTTGATCTGATGACGCCTGCCAAGTCCGGGTTTTTCGGGCTGGTAGCCGACAAGTCGCTGGACAAGAAGCGGCGCGGCGAGGCCATGGGCGGCGCAGCGATCGTGTTTGGACCAGCTAACACGGGCCGCGCCAACTTTGAAATATCGACGCCTTCAGACCCCGCCAACGGGCTGATTCTGATGTCTGACCCCGCGCGGATGGCGCCGCGCGGTTCAGCCGGCAGTTGGACATTTGCCGTCCCTGTTGTTGCCACGCCTACTGGATGGCGCCCGCTTGAAACCGCTGTCGACGAGGACAAGGACTTTCTGACCGTCAAGGCCAAGGTGCTTGGCAGTGGCAAGGGCGTGTTGATCAACACCACTGGCCATGCGAACGGCGAACCCGTGGTGCTCCTGTCCAGCCCGCTTGTTGCGCATCATCGCGGCCTGACCCCGCCCGTCCAAAGCGCGGAGGTCTTCGACGTCAATGCCAAGGGCGAGCTCGACGGCAACGTTCATGGAAAACTGCATTATGCGCTTTATCTGACACCGTTCCCGCGAGCGTTTTGCAGCGCATTGCCCCCAGGCATTCCAGGCGGCACGGTGTTGCCTCAATACCAGTCCGGGCCGGTCACTGGGCCTGCGACACACTACGCGCCGATCCTAAATTTCACGCGCAATGGCGACGGCACGCCGTCCTATGGGCCTCTGCATTTTGAAAACTCAGAAGCATGCGCGTCCGATGAGGTCAACGGGCCGCTCTGCCCCGCCGTCGATACAGTGGCCGCGAATCACAGGCTGGCGTCAACAGTGGGCGGCAAGCCAGTCTACTCAGCGGGCATTGACCTTAGCCGCGCGCTGTTTGGCCTGCCGAGCGGGAAGAATCTTGCGGGCGTCTGGTTTGAAACTGCTTTGACGGGAACGCTGTTTAGCCCGTTGGACTTCAACCCAAACCCGTACCACCCCGGCACGATGGGCACCTACTTCCGCCCCGTTGAACTCCGCGAAGATTTCAAAGCGTTTCACTTCAACGGGTGCGGCATAAAAGTCCCTGGCACTAAGAAATGGCTGACCACGGCCGACAAGCAAAACTACCCCGCGTTGCCGCATCCGAGCCCTTTGCCCATTGGTTATGGCAAGGGTCCTGAAACTGGCGGGGGCGGTTCGGGTGGTGGCGGGAGCGGCGATGGCGGGGCAAGTTCAAACTTCGCTATTGCGAGGGGCCGCGAGGCGGCTACGCGCGCTGCGTTGACGCTGCCGATCACGGGCGTACACCCGACATTGACAGGCCCGCACGAGGAAGAGTTTCCAGGCTGGCGTGGCGCGGTTCGACCCAACGCGATTGACCCACCGACCGGCACGGGATTCCCTGATGGCACTACCGAGAGCTGGCGCGGCGCATTCGGCTTTGACGAATATGATTTCCTGACGACCCCGCGCGGGCCGCACCACGTCATGCTGCCGCAATATTTGGGCACGGCGCCTGTGCTGACGACGGGCGCGCTGCGCTGGCCTACCCAATTTGACGTTGCCCCATCGATGCGCGCTGGGCCCGATGGTCGCTGGTATGGTGAGCGCGGCTACGGCAAAACGTCTGAGGTCATCATGCCTGGGGCGCTCGAAGCGCACATGGCCTACAAGTCGCGGCATGGCGAGCGATTGCCGGCGGCTTACACTCCCTCGGCCAGCTTCGTGCTGCTGAATTACAAAACCGTGAGCACCGCGAAGATCGTTGAGACGGTGTTTGGCCTTGGCCACCTGTACCCGACGACGAATAAGCCAGCCAGCGGCGCGCTGCACAAGCTGACCTATGCGGGCGCGGGTCTGACAACTGACCCTGACTATGAAATCGTGCCAACCGATTCAACGGGCGCGGAGCAAACGCTAAACGCCAGCGGTGCGGCCCTGCGCATCTATCATCATCTGACGCCGGAAAACGAAATCACGCTGAACAATTCAACGAACGTCGCGGCCGGCAACAACGTCAGCGCCCCGCTTGCGACCGTCGTCAGGATCACCAGCGGAACCACGTTGACGGGCATTGATGCGCCTGTGCCCGCCCGCAAGCGTGTGATATGGCTTGTGAACCACAGCGGCGCGGCAGTCACGATCAGCCATGACGCGACCAGCACGGCAGCGAATCGGTTTTATTGCCCGGAATCTGGCGATTACACGCTAGAGGACCATTCGGGCGCGACGATCTACTATGACACCACACTATCGCGCTGGTGCATGTTTGACACGGCGGGCGGTGGCGGCGCAGGCGGCGGAGTAATCGGCGCTGCGCGTGCCTACCTGTCAGGCGCAGACCAGGCCTACACCACGGGCAGCCCCGCTAAAATCCAGTTCAACGCGGAAACGTTCGACACGGAAAGCTGGTTTGACTCGACCACGAATTACCGCTACACGCCGTTGGAAGCTGGCAAGTACCAGATTTCCGCGCGGTCGCGGTCGAACGCAGTTCTGGCTACCGACAACCCCGTGATCATCATCCACAAAAACGGCAGCGAGTATGCCCGTGGCGCGAGCGGCGAGGCTGGCGGCGGTCGCTCGGGCAGCGTGGTTGATTCGACCGTGGATATGAACGGGACCACGGATTACCTGGAAATATTCTTCAACTCAGGCGCGAATTGCACGATCTACCTGGGCGCGGCTGAAACTTACGTTGACGTGATGCGAATCGACATGCCCGCCGTGGCGACGTTCACGGACGCGCCGAGCGACGGCACTACCTATGGGCGCAAGGATGGCGGCTGGGTTGCGGCTGGCGGTAGTTCGGCGCTGGCGCTGAATCAGCACGTCCTCGCCGCAAACTTCACGGTCACGGCCGGATATGCGGCGTACATTGCGCGCTACATCGAAGTCGGCGCAGGCCTCACATTGGAGATCGGCGCTGGTGCCGACTTGGAGATTGGATAACCATGAGCTACCTGACATTTAGTAAGTCTGCGGAACCGAGCACTCCCGCAACTGACAAGTTGATTGCCTACGAAGACACGACCACTCGCAAGCCGATGACCAAGGACGACCGAGGCATCATCAACGTGTTGTCCGGCGATTCTCAGTTCAATTGGCTGCGCAACGCAGGCTTTGAGTTCCGTCAACGCCAAACGGCGGCGGCCACGACCTATACAACCATCATGGGGCGGCAGTTCACGCTCGATGGCTGGGCACAGTGGGCAGAGAACAACGGCCAGAGCGTGACGCAGGTTGATTCGAGCGGTGCCGTGGAATCGGGCCTGATTTCCCGCTACTACGCCACGCACCTGAAAACGACCGCGCTGGGCAAACATGGCTTCACACAGGCGATTGAAGGCTCAGACGCCTGCCAGCTTCGCGGGCGTAACGTGCGACTGCAACTCAAGATGAAGGCCACGGTTGGAGCCGATTACAACATCGCGCTGGTTCAGCTAACGAGTGCCGGAACACTCGACACGATTCCGTTAGGCGCGTCGCTGTTCACCACGGCGGCGGGCGCGAACGGCGTTGACCCGACGCTTGGGACGAACCTCGCCTACATCGCGCCCACGAGCGGCAAGACGGGTGACAATGTAACGTCGCAGACAAACGCTTACCGTGCGACCCTCACGACAAGCTGGCAGCAATTCGGCGGCGTGTTTACCGTGCCGACGAACTGCAAGAATCTCGTGGTGTTCATCTGGAGCAACAACCAGGTGGCCGTGGCGGCTGGTTTCTCTGCGGCGGAAATCTCGCTGACGCTGGACGAAGCTGTACAGGCATGGAGCCCGCCGAATAGCGCCGACGAATGGTTGCGCATGCAACGCTTCTATCAGAAATCATTTCTTCCCGGCACGGTCCCCGTGACCAATGCGGGTGCTGGAACGGGCGAGCGACGCGGCGTGGCTGGCAAGGCTGGCGCTGTGGCCAACTCTGGATTCATCCTGGTTGACTACGTTGTGCCGATGCGCGCAACGCCAACGGTAACGGTGTTCAACCCAGCGGCGGCAAACGCGCTTGCACGCAACATCACCGGCGCGGCTGACATGGGCGCGACCACGATAACGAGCGGCACGGCGCGAAACTTCTACACCAACTCAACGGGTGTGGCGGCAACGGCTGTAGGCGACCTGATTGCAATCCATTTCTCGGCGGACGCGGATTTATAGGGTGGCTGATACTGGCGGACTTGACACGTCAAGGGGAACACATGGCATTTTTTCGATTCGGACCAGGTTTTGGCTTCGCGCGCAGCGCCAACGGGAGCGGCGGCGCGGTCGTTGTCTTCTCGGACACGTTCAGCGGAACCGCGTCCGATCCGAGTCTGGACGCAACACTCTGGACGCAAAAAACCCGCACCGGCACCAGCGACGTGAACACCACGGTTGCTGGCAAGGCCGTGTGTCGGCGCTTCAGCGGCGCCCTATCGGGCCGATTCACGGCCTACGGCGCTGCCATCGTGGAGAACGATGCGACAAACACCTACACCATTGGCGGCCTGCTCTTTGGCATGGTGGACGGGCTCAACCTGGCGTCTCTGCTGTTTCGGCACACGACAAAGGACCAAACCGACTACGACGGATCAGGGCTTGGTGCGGGCGACAAGGGCTATCGTCTCGATCTCATTCCGGCCGGCGTGGGCGCGGCTGGTCAGCTCTATCGCTCCGACAACGGGGCCTATGCGGCTGTCGGCGCTGCTTTCACTTGCACTGGCCTTGACGCGACGACGCCGGCTGACGTGGTGGTGACCGCTACAACCATGGCAGACAGGATCAGGGTGGTGGTCAAAATTAACGGTTCGACCGTGGCGACCATCGACGATACTGACGCGGGGCGGCTTGTGCTGGGTGGGTACTCGGGCTTCAGTCACTTTGCATCGCAGGCGCTAGGTGGCGCGGCTGTAGACATGACATCCTTCCAAATCACGACGTAGGCGCGGGAGACGCAGCATTTCCCCCGACTTGTTGCGTGCGCCACAGTGACGCTCTAACCGTAGAGTTGGGGCGCTGCTGTTTATGGGGCGCTGGCCCACCATCGGGCGGGGATCACAGCGATCGATGAATGTGGCGGACGGGAACGGCGGAAAGATCAGGAAAACAGCTTGTGAAGCGCACCGAAGCACTCTTGAAGTTTCGGATTCCTCACTCTGCCAATGTGCTCTTCCAGCCATTCTACGTGGTCGCAATGCAGCCGTTCTGGACGGAAAAAATGTATCTTCGTGGTCCCGCCCATTAGGTAGTCTTCTGGGGTAATCTTGATCGCGCCACGATCTGTGTAGTCTTGGGTCGTGATCATGCCGGCAATGATGTCGGTGCCATTGTGCGCCAAAATTATCACCGGGCGACACTCCGATTTCGTTTCCTCGCTCGGGGGCAGGATGTACGGGACGTTCATCCAATAAACGTCGCCTCTGGTAAGTGAAAGCATGTCGGAGTCCGACTCGATTAGGCAGGCCTGCGCCGACTGACAAAGCGCTTTCGTGCCTCTTCTGGAGCAGACTCTAGCGCTTCAAAGATCTTGAACCGCTCATCATTCTCCTGGACCCAGCGGGCTTGCGCTTCATCGTCTTGGCCAGACGTCACCAAGGTGCTGGCGGTGAACGACTCGTTCGTACCCGGCAATTCGGCACACGAACTCATCAATCGGGTAGATTCGACGCGGCGAATCACAGCGGTCGTTTCTTTCTGCGTTGACACAAACTCCCCATCGCACGCCTGCCAGCCACCTAGCGTCGTTGCGCAAATCACCGTCGCCGTAACAGCCCATTCGACAATCATGACTTCTTCTTTTTTAGGTTCTCAGGGACAACTGCCGAAGCCGCGGTTTGTGTTTTCATCACGTAAACTGGGTCGCCCTGTTCGTTGTGCTCATGTTTCAGACGTGCAACCTGCATGACCACCAATCTCACGTTCAGTACCGAACCGTCCTTCAGAATGTAAGTCTGAACGGTTTCCTTCATTTCACCGATAGGTACAATTTCTGCCTCGACTTCCTTCCCTTGCCACATCACTTTGATTACTTGATCTGCCATCGGCGTCCTCGTTTGCGCCACTTGTAAACAATGTTATCAACAGTTGCAAGGTCACGACAGGGCGCGCGGCTGCATGTTGGCACACCCGCTCAGGCGAAATTGAGGACGCTGCCTACCACGCGATTCACCCCAGGCTGTGTCGCGTGGCCCGATACACTGGCTGGCTGACTCCCACGCCGAACACCTACGGGCAGATGCACGACCGGCGTGGGCACCTGAGCCATACCCATGCACGCAATAAGTCCCGCAGAGCAGGCCCGCCATCTGGCCGGTCTGGAAGCCTCGTTTGTTGCCGAGATCGCCGCACTCAAGGCCATCACGCTTATTGCCACCCAGGCCGCTCGACCTCTGGACCTTGAACCTCACGTCGCAAGCTGGATTGCCGACTGGAGCGACTACCACGCGCGCAACGGTCATGGGCCTGTGATCAAGGCGGCCCTCTGTGTGGCCCTTGACCGTCTGAGCGTGCAGCGCATCGCCGCAGCAGTCTGGACCCACCACCGGCAGCTCGACGTCACGGCGCCGGAATCCGTGACGCTGGTGACGCAAGTGACGCAGCCACGCATTGTGATTCCCCCGCGTGGCCCTCGAGGCGTGCGCCAGATCCTTACCGTCGACGGCAAACCCGTGACCGTGCCTGCGGCCGTGGCCGACTTCCTGCGCGACCTGGCCCACGATGGCACAGCAAGGGCAAGACCCGAAACAGTACGCAAGCTCACGGATCTGATCCCCTGGGCCACACTGACGCGCGAACCCAGCAGCAAAGTGATCGACCACAAGCGTCTCTATCTCGCGGGGCAGGAGCTGCGCGCCGCCCTGAAAAGCTCCTGATGCGTGTACCCAAGCGTGTACAGGATTCCATTGAGAGCCCCCACCAAATGCCAGAAAGCCGCATCCGTTGATGTCTGGAAGCGGCTTTCAAGCTGGTCGGGGTGACAGGATTTGAACCTGCGGCATCTACGTCCCAAAGACGAACGGGCATGTTTCCGTGCAGCCGCGCCGCTTGGGCGTTTTGCCTTCGGTTGCCTTTGGCTTGGGGCTTCGAGGGTGTTCGAAGTGCCTGCCCGCTTTATCCCTCATTCCTGCGTTTTGGCTTGTACCCATGTACTCAGGATGTACAAGTTTTGCACCTGGAAGATTGAGCATGGCCGGCCACATCAAGCCGCCCCGTTTGCTGCGCTGGCGCGGCGAATGGTGCCTGTTTTACACCGACCGCTTCAGCGGCAAGCACGTTCGCCGGAAGTGCACCCAGCTTGGCGCTTACTCCGAAGACGACCGCATTGACC